CACATAGATGCAGGCCAGAAGGCTATGCTGGCAGAGTCAGTACCCATAGCAATCAATAACATTATGAACCTTGCACAGAATGCAGAGTCTGAGGCTGTTCGTTTGAACGCCTGTAAAGACCTCATGGACAGAGCAGGGTTTAAGCCAACGGAGAAGACAGAGACTGAGGTCACCCATGTAGAGAAGAAGACTACAGCAGAGTTAATGGCTGAGTTGGAATCCCTAACATCGACTTTGCAATAAGATAACTGGGCATGAAATCAAGAGAGCAGTTAGAGCAAGCCATTGAAAGAGCAAAGGAACTCCAACACAGAAAGCGTTATAACAAGATCGAATTCTACGATCCATACCCTTTCCAGAAGGAGTTTCACGACACAGGTTTAGGTCATAACCAACGCCTATTAATGTGTGCCAACCGGATAGGTAAATCCTATAGCGGGGCAATGGAACTAGCAATGCACCTAACCGGGATATACCCGGATTGGTGGAAAGGAAGGAAGTACAGGAACTCTATCACAGCCTGGGTAGGTGGGATCAGTAATGAGTCTACCAGAGACATATGCCAGGCCGAACTCCTAGGCCCTCCAGAGGACCCCACAGCGTGGGGCACTGGGTGTGTACCTAGAGATAACATAGTCTCGTCAGAGCGTAAACCAGGGGTGCCTAACGCTAAATCCCTGGCTCTTGTCCGCCACTCCTGTGGAGATAACTCCACGGTACACTTCAAGTCTTACGAGTCTGGAGTAGAGAAGTGGATGGGTAGATCGGTAGATTGTATCTGGCTTGATGAAGAGCCTGACCGCTCCCTGTATAGCCAAAGCGTAACCAGGACCCTTGACCGCCGTGGTATGGTATACCTGACGTTCACTCCTGAGAAGGGCATGACAGAGACTGTTAGTGCCTTTATGAACAATATTAAGAAAGGCCAGAGTCTGACTAATGCTACGTGGGACGATGCATCGGAAGACACACGATCAATGTTTGGTAAACCAGGACATCTGGATCACGAGACAATGGATCAGATTCTGGCAGCATACTCGCCACATGAAAGAGAAATGAGGAAGTACGGTAAACCTGTAATTGGTTCAGGATTGGTCTTCCCAATACCAGAGGAGAAGTTAGTTGTCGAACCCTTTGAAATCCCCGAGCATTGGCTCAGGATTGCAGCCATTGACCTGGGATGGGATCATGATACGGCTGTCATCTGGGGTGCTCATGATGTTGATGAGGATATCTTTTATGTATACGATGCTTACAACCAAAACAAAAGGAGTCCTGCCGAACATTCTGTGGAGATTAAGCGTAGGCCTGCTTTCATTCCTATTGCTTATCCTCATGATGGTTTACGCCGTGATAGCATGGGCAATCCTGGGCTTGCAGATCAGTATCGTAATCTTGGGTGTAACTTCATGTTGGACCATTTTACAAATCCACCGGCATTGGGACAGAGTAAGGGGACGAATAACGTGGAGCAGGGGATACAGTCCATGCTTGTTTTCATGGAAGAAGGCAGGTTTAAAATTTTCAACACGCTGTCACACCTGCTACAAGAGTATCGCCAGTACCATCGTAAAGACGGTAAAATCGTGGCGATCCGGGATGACTGCATGAGTGCCATGAGGTACTCCTTTATGTCTCGTAGATTCGGGGTAGCCGGTGCAGACGATAAATGGCAGTTTAACTTTGACAAACCGATTCAATATAATCAAATGGGAATAGTATGATAAAAGATAAAGAAGTCACGGAAGAGGATATCGTAGGTCGGATTGATGCTGAGATAGCGGATGCCCTAGGCTTTGGCGATCAACTGTCTGCCCAACGTAGCAAGGCTATGCAGTATTACTACAGCGAACCCTTTGGTAATGAGGTTGATGGTCGTAGTCAATACATTGACTCTACTGTGCAGGATTCTATTGAATGGATAAAGCCCTCCTTGATGAGGGTTTTTGCATCTGGTGATGAACTGGTTCAGTTTGAACCCAATGGTCCCAACGAGGTTGATGCAGCAAAGCAAGCCACAGACTATGTTAACTATGTCCTACAACGACAGAACAACGGCTGGGAGATACTATACACCTGGTTCACTGATGCCCTACTCCAGAAGAACGGGATCATCAAGGTGTGGTGGGAAGAATACGAAGAAGAGATTCGTGAGGAATACAAGAATTTAACAGATGTAGAGTTTGAATCTCTCATCTCTGATGACGCTGTTTATGTGGTTGAGCACGACTCCTGGCCTACTGAGCAGGGTGAGATGCACAACATAGTAATCAAGCGATCGGATAACGGTGGTAAGATCGAGGTGGCTAACGTACCCCCTGAGGAGTTCCTGATTAACAGGGAGGCCAAGAGTATAGAGGATGCCAGATTCATCTGTCATCGTGTACGTAAGACCCTTTCTGAACTCCGTGTGATGTACCCTGACATTGATGTGGAAGACCTGAAGGGAGCCGACAGTGGCAACCTGGCATGGGAGTCAGAGGCAGCATCCAGATACAGTTTTGATAAGTCGGGCAATATGTTCGGCATGAGCAATACAGCCACAGAGGAGTCTATGGAGGAGTATTACCTTCATGAGTCCTTCCTCACTACCGACTTTGATGGTGATGGCATAGCAGAATTACGTAAGGTGTGTACCATTGGTTCCACTGTTCTAGCCAATGAAGAGGTAGACAATGTACCATTCATCAGCATAACCCCAATCAAAATACCACACAAGTTCTTTGGGTTGTCTATTGCTGACCTGGTAATGCCACTTCAAAAGATCAAGAGCACCCTCATGAGGAACCTCTTGGACAACATGTACAACCAGAACTTTGGACGATACGCTGTCTTAGAAGGACAGGCTAACCTGGATGACCTGTTAACAGCACGTCCAGGTGGCATCGTCCGGGTTAAATCCCCACAGGCCGTAACTCCCCTGGCTACCCCTACGTTGGAGCCGTATACGTTCCAGATGCTGGAGTATTTAGATGATGCCAGAGAGTCCAGAGCCGGGGTAAGCAAGACCTCACAAGGTCTGAACGATCAAGCCCTTACCAGCCATACCACCGCTACTGCTGTGAACGCTGTGATGACGGCTGCACAGAGCAGGGTGGAACTGGTAGCAAGACAGTTTGCAGAGACTGGGGTTAAGGACCTTATGCTACGTATATACGAACTGTTAGTAAAGAACATGGACCGTGAGAAGGTTATCAAACTCCGTGGTGAGTGGATATCTATCGACCCCAGAAGTTGGGCTGATAGTATGTTTGCCACTGTCTCGGTAGCACTTGGTCACGGCAACAAGGATCAACAGATCAACCAACTCTCTAACTTGGTACAGATGGCAGGACAAACCAAGGCCCAGGGAAGTCCTATGATATCTGAGGAGAACATGTACAACCTGACCTCATCTCTGATCAAGAGCATGGGATACCAGGAAGTGGATAAGTTTATCACACCTCCCCAGGAGCAACAGCCTAAGCCAGACCCAATGAATGAGGCTACTGTAGAGGCTATCAAGATTGATAGTCAGGTTAAGCAGGGTGAACTCAAGGTCAAGCAGGACAAGGTTGAGTTGGATCGTGAAGAGGCTAAGATGGATGCTAAATTTAAGATGGCTGAACTTGCAAATGAAATGGAGACAGGTAGACCTATGAAGATCGGACCGTAATGGATAAGTTACAAGCAGCAAAGGACCTACTCTCAAACGAGTTATTCAATCAGTCGATAGACACACTCAAGGAACAGTTCTATACAGACTGGTTGAATACAACCGAACACGAGACTGCCAGTCGTGAACAGTTGTGGTTAAAGATAAAGTTGGCAGAGAAATTACGTGGTGAGATAGTATCCATCGTTGAAGATGACACTATAGCGAACCATATAAACAATCTAAAGGAGATAAATTGATGGACGCTGAAACAAAAGTGGATAGTGCCCCGGAGTCGGCAGCACCCACACCAGAAGGACCACTTAGCGTGGTAGAAGCACAAGACGCCATACTCAGTCTGTTGGATTCCCAAGAGGAAAAACCCGAACAGGCAGAAGAGGAGGCACCGATTGATGAGACTGAATCAGAACCTATAGAGGAAGAGGAAGTTGAAGTTGATGAGGCTGGTGAAGACGAACCCGAATCTGAAGAAGATGAGGAAGAGTATGATCCGGACACTGATAACGTAGAAGCAGAAGGCGAGGATGTAAGTGACACATATTCCGTGACAGTAAACGGAGAAGATGTTGAGGTTACATTAGATGAACTGCAAGCCGGATATTCTCGACAATCAGATTACACCAAGAAGACTCAGGAGATAGCAGATGAGCGTAAGGGTTTAGAGCAGTACCAAACCCAGTTCAACGAGCAATATCAATTACTAACTCAGGAGCGACAGCAGTATCAACAGGCATTAAGCCAACTAGGAAATCATTTATCTGAAGGGATAAACAGGTTCTCAACAGTGGACTGGGCCAAGTTAAAAGAGGAAGACCCGATAGCGTATGTAACCAAGCGGGATGAGTTCCGGGAAGAGAAGGAACGAATCCAGCAGGTGTCTAACCAGCAGAATCAGATAAGCCAACAACAGGCAACTGAGGTGGAGCAGGCACGTAGGCATTCAGTTATCCAGGAGTCTACCCGACTGAAGGAACTCATACCGGAATGGAGTGACCCAGTCAAACAGCCCGAACTGGCAGGAAAGATTAAATCATACGGCTCTTCTCAGGGTTACTCGGATCAGGAACTCAATAACCTTATTGACTCCAGATCAGTGAATGTCCTGATGAAGGCCATGAAGTATGATGCTCTCCAGAATGCAGACCTTAAAACCAAGAAGATAAAGAACAAGCCTAAGATGGTAAAGCCTGGTACCAAGCGTACCAAAGTTGATGCAGCGACAAGGCGTAAAGCCAAATCAATGAAACAACTACAACAGTCAGGATCAGCACGAGATGCTGGACGCCTGTTGGAGGACATACTATAGGAGAATAGTTATGACAGTACCAGTAGGAACTAGAGAAACCTACGGAGCCGTTGGCATCCGTGAGGACCTCTCAAATATCATATATAACATTTCACCGGAGGACACCCCGTTTATGAGCGGGATTGGTAAATCCTCTTGTGACAACACAC